ATAGTCTTTAAGACTAGCTCCCATCTTAAGAGTAACCCCGGACTCAAACCATTGTTGATTTATAAACTTACCCATATGATAATAAGAAGAGGCTATCTGCCGTTTCTTTAGTATTGCCGCATGTTTATAGTTAAGTTCTGCAAGGAGTTCATAGAGTGCCATATGATATTGGGCATCCCGGATCTTAGCAAAACCAAACTGTTGGATCTCTTTATCAAAGATAGGTAAGAAGTTTAGCCACATGTAGTATTCTCTTGCAAGAAACCATGTGTTATCTTCATCTTTTACTATAATACCTTTACGGCATTTTGTTTTTTGATCATCCCAATAGCTTATAAAGTCTTTGGATTTAAATGGAGCTGTAGTGTATACTCCATCTTTTTTAAATTTGACTGACTCAGATATGAAAACTCTATTGGTAGTTTCATTGAAGTTGTACTTACCTGGTTCCTTAAATAACCCAAAGATAAAGTTACTGAACTCTTCTCTGGAGTCAAAACTTGTTGTTGTCCAGTTTCCATTGTCATAGGTTGGTATGTCTTGATAAATTTCACTCATTACATGTCATATGCTAATCCTTGTCCACCTCTAACTCTACTTGATTGTTCTTCTTGAAGATCTTTATAAGCTCCTTTAAATGACTGCCTGATAGCCTCATAGTTTTTAGCTGCACTAATAAGTGAGTTTATATTCCCGTCTCTACCTGCAGTTATAGTAGTTACCTCCATATATCTTGCTAATCTATCTAACATGGATGCAATACCTTTATATGCTCTGGATGTTGGGGTTTCATACATTCTTTGACAGAACTGTAGAGCTGTGAATACAGCATCATCTTCTGTTGAGAACTCACCTTCTATCTGCTGCATTATTAGATTCTCTTTATCTATATCTGGTGTATAGAAGAATGGATTCATATCCGGATTGGGACATGTCATGTAGAAAAGATATTGGTATATTTTTAGGTAATCATCCGGATACTCTTCCATTATATCTTTAAGAGCTTTTAGTGTATAACAGTGTTCTGTTGGTACCACAATATTATTCTGTACATCAAAGAGTTTGATTAACATATTTATTTCTTTTTAATTGGGTTATCTTTCATATAATGTATAACTGCCTGTACTTCATCTACCAAGTAAGGTATAGAGATTGGTATAACTTCTTTTATTATAGGTTCTCCTCTCTCATCTTTCTTGGTAATAGGATAGCCCCAGTTATCTTCTCTTTCTATTTCAAATGTTATATGATGAACAAATATTCTTCCTGGTTTTAGTTTAGGGTTATGCTTCAATATAATATACATATAAATACTCAATTGTAAAGCATAGTGATTAAAGTGGCAGTCATCTAAACTATCTACCGGTGGTAGCATCTTATCAGTTACACCTTCCCAGTTAGTGAAACCTTCCATCTTAATTTCTTTATTAGTCTTGTAGTCAATAATATTTACTTTACCATTGACTACTTCAACTAAATCTGACTGGCCACATAAGCCTGCTGACTTAAGATAGACCATATGTTCTGGATACACGCCTGGTTCTAGTTTTTGATTAGGTGCTACCCTGATACCATTATTTTCACCGGACGGGCTAAATACAGGTATAGTAACACCTTCTCTTTCTAATGAAGCTAAAGAACATAAATCATCCTCTCTTTGGTTATGATACCATGTACCAAGAGTGGTAGACCTATCAGCTTCATTTTTCCAAATCTCTTGTATAATAACAGGATCCACACCATACCATTTAGATGTCTTTTTCTTGCTTACCTTCTCTGCAGTTTTCTTTGCATCAAATGGTTTTTTTAAAGCAGCTATTACTGTAGTTACACTAGTCCAGTTTATCTTCTCTTCAGGATTTAAACTCTTATAGCTATGGTCCTCAGCTGTAAATATTATACTCATTTCTTTAGTTGTTCTATAGCAAGTATTGCTATGTTAAAGTTATCTTTATCTTTTGATCTCAACATGGTAATTAAACTTTTTGCTGTTTCAGGTTCTATACTTTTTTTTTCTTCCATCCATTCAACAAACCCTACAGCATTTTCAATTGCCATTGCATGTGCAAGATAATCTGCTCCAGCAGCACCAGTTGTAATGGATATTTGTCTTCCTTGAGGAGCAATACCATCAGTCATTAGGGATTCTAGTTCTACCCAGTTCATGCATTTTCTATAATTGTGTTAGCTAATAAAACTGATGCATCATCTTCAGACATAAGCATTTTCCTAATATTACTTACTTCTTCTTGATTAAACTTACCTTCCATACTAGCTATCTTAAGTCTTAGAAACTTATTCTCAATCTCCAACTTTTCTAGTCTACCCAAAATTTCTGTTAATGTACTTGTTCCTGTAACTGAAGGTGATATACTCTCTAGTTGCTCCCATATACCAGTCATATTTGTATTTCCAGGTATTGTATTAATAACTTTAGTTGGGTCATTAATTAAAGTTTTAGAATGATATTTATTTGGATCTATATTCATACTATTAATCTTTAAGATTATCTAATGCATCTTCTTCCTCTTCTGTAGCAATTGCATCCCATTTATCTAATGGACATGATGATGATAGAGATCTAGTCTTGAAATTAAGTGAACACCCACATTCATTACAACATGGAGCAGTACCCTTTACAGCACATTTTCTTCCTTTATGTTCACAGTCCTCACAAATAGAATATCTTAGTCTTGCTATTTCTTCTACTGTTTCATCCCGGATTACAGAGTTAGTTATACCTTCAATTATCTGATTCCGGTTTTGCCAAATTAGTTTTAGTGTGTTTTTCATTGTTCATTCTTTTTAAGTTTATACTCTTCTTTCTTATTTAAAGTTTCCTGTTTTTTTAATGCCAGCTTATCTAATTGCTTTTCTATATGATCTAAAGCTAATAGTTTTTTTTCCAACATCATCTTGTGGTGATAAGCATTAAATGTAGATGTGTCATGGTTGGTAAGTGCTTTTTTATATCTAGGCACCATCTTTCTTACAAAGCTTTCTTTTATAACAAATTGACCCAGACCCTCTACATTTATTCTTAAATGTTTTAACCCAGTTATATTACTCTTTACTTCTTTATAATAGTACTCAATTAAATCCTCAACCAAATTAATTGGGATATTTAATTCTTCAGCTACTTCTTTATACAAAGACTTTGACTTCTGTGGTATCATTTACCTAAAAATTTAAAGTCTAAAAGTATGTCTCCTTCAGTCTGCACTTTTAAAGCTGGGTCAATAAACACAACTTTTTTATTTGCAGGATCTTTGCTTACTAAATTATTCTTCTCACATTTATTAATACAGTTTCTTACTGTTTGCTCTGACTTAAATATCTTATGTTCATCAGATGCTTCATAACAAAAATGAGAAAGTTCAATTGGACCAAGTAATGACAACAGAGTTAAACATTCCAGATCAGACTCACTCATTGTTATACGGTTAATATAACAATGAGTTAAGATCTGAAACTTAATGACATCATTTTTTGACATCATCACTCTTTTCTGTACCTGATTAACTAAAGCCATGATTAGTCTTTCTTAAGCTTTCTTTTTGGAGCTTCTGTTTCTGGTTGATCAAAGTCATCTTCTTCACCATTCTCAGCATTCTTAGCTTCATTCATCATCATTGCATACTGCATCTGAAGACTCATTCTTTTAAATCTAGCTTCATCAATAGCAAGTAACTTTTGTTCATACACCAACTGAGCATCCAAATAAGGGAGTGAATCAGTGTAAAATTCTAGCATTTGTTCTTTCTTTTCTGCTAATTCTTCAGGAGATAAGTGCTCCTCATTGTGTTGGTTTTCCATTTTTATATTTTTAAAGTTTAAGCAAATATACAATTTTATGTTTAAACTAAATATATTTAAAACAAAAAATCCAGGCATACAAAATACCTGGATCACTTAGACTTGTATAGTTAGCTTACCATCTAGATCTATTTTGATTTATTCTTCTTCTAGTTGATCTAGCTCTTCTGTTTTTAGCTCTTCTACTTTGTGGACAACCTGGTCTTCCAGGCCAACACTCAGATTCAGTCTCTGCAGAACTAGTCATAGGTTCAGGTAAACCAGTTACCCCGCCAACTTCATACCTTTTCATTGATCTTATCATTGGTGCAGGTCCACCTTTCTGCATTGACTTACAGAACACTGTAGCATCTGTAACTCCTTTTAATCCATGTTTCATAGTTATCTATTTTTAATTGTAAAGTTTAAAATGGTAAGTAGGTAAAACTCTCTTGATATATCCACCTCTAGTGAGAATATGTCCAAACTAGATAATCTCAATCTTATCATCACTTTATCCCACTGCTTCTTTGAATTATTCCAGTTGTTTCTCAGTTTCATACTATAAGCTTAATAACATATCAATTAACTCTTGCTGCGGGAACATGTCCACTTTACCTCTTAATACATTAGTGTGAGAGTACATTCCAGGTGTAGAATTAGCTCTAGCCAAATCTAATACATCAAATCCATCAGCACCTTTTGCTCTTATATATTCTACTAAACCTACTCTAGGATCAATATTATATTTCTCAGCTATAAACAGTATCCATTGTTTTAGTACTGTTATTTGAGCATCTGAGTACCTGTGCCAGAATTGAAATCCTCTAAATGGTTTAGCTAGCTTAACTATTTGTTTAGGATCTGCTGGAGTGCTTACATATGTTCTTCCATTAACTATCTGACCCATATTACATACCTCAATAGCTACAGAGTTTCTATGCATAACAGAGTTACCTGTACCTGTATGCCATCCATATCCTCCCTCTGGAAAACATTGGATTAATTCACCGTCAAATTTAGTATCTCCATTTCTAACAGATTGTCCTCCTAATACAAATTCAGTGGCTACATTACCTCTGTCATCTCTTCCCCACATGTCGGCAACTTGATAAGGGTTTTCCCATCCTGCTGTGTGATGTAAGAATATCCATTGTTTCTTTACAGGTCCAGGGAAATAAGTACCTGGAATCATGTAATGTTTCTTGATCTCTAGAGCTTTTTCTACTTCTAGATTCTCAGCATTATCTGTATTAAGGATACCCATGTGTGCCCAAGTCTTAGGGCCTACTATACCATCTGCTACTAGACCATTTTTTCTTTGGTAAGATTTTACTGCAGATTCTGTTTTAGGACCAAAGATTCCGTCAGCTGTAAGTTTTAAAAATTCTTGAAGAGTAACCACTGATGGTCCCTTGCTTCCTTTCTTTAAAACAGACATTGTTACTTACGGTTAAATTTTTTACTCATCATGTGAGCAACCCATCTACCAACTTTTTGTAGTACTGGAGTCTCAGCTTCTACTTTAACTGTAGTGCCTTCATCTGTCTTAGTAACTTCTACATCTAATTTTCTAGAGTCTAGTACAAACTTCTTTTCTTCTTCATTAGCTTTTACTGTAACATCTACTTTAGGTGTGTCTACTACTACATCTAAGTTCTTGTCTTTTTTCTTAACACTTACTCTGGTTTTCTTTACCTTCACTTCAGCATTAATTTCCACTTGTGGTTTTACTTTCTTTGCCATTTTTCTTTTTTTTAGTTATTACTTCATCAAGATCCTTGTAATCTTCTACTGTTAATTGGGATAGAGTAGCTGCCACTGTTCCTGCAGTTACTAAATATCCAGCCACTGTTACTACTGTAGCTGGTAATGCAATTGGAGCTGCTATTACTACACCTGCAGCTGCACCTAATGCTATTGCAACCTTCTGTACATTCTTCCAGAACTTAGGTGTTTTAGCATTCCATCTTTTTTTTACATTAGTCATGTCTACTGTTTATTATGAATAACTTTACTGCTTCTGATAATTCACTGACATTTCTTGCTAAGTTTTTAATTTCAAGCTGTGTTAGTTCTTGTAGTGCTTGATATTTTATTTGGTTTTCTTGTTGTACCAATTCTATTTTACCTTTTAGTTTACCTTGTTCTTCTGTGTTTTTTCTAACATCAGAGTGTATCATTTTTAAAAAGTATCCAAATATAGCAAAAATTGAACTAGCTACAAAAAGGATGAGTGTCATTAACCAAGTTTCCATTGTTGTTATGTTATAAATATATATTTATAATATACTAAAAATTATCAAACTGACCAAGCAAAATAAGTAAAAATACTTAGTTAAATTTCATATTGAGGTAGCTGTACATTATTAACCCAGTCAATGATATCTTGATCATTCCAATCTTCAGTATAAGTATAACCAGAAAAGGTTACACCAAATACAGTAGATGGTGTGGTTAATAATACATTAGCACTACATACTTTATCAATAATATTATCCAATACAGTTGTCACAGTCACTGTAGGATCAATTATTTCTACGTTGAATTGGGAAAATTTATAAGTTGCCATTTTTTATTTTATTATGTTAATGTTGTTCCTGTTACTGTAAAAGTTCTAACAAATAATGCTTTTATACCAGCTGTTTTACCTACTTGAGTTAAAACTACTGTAACAGAGTTTAATGAATAAAAAGCATTAATATTATTATTTTCAGCTGTTGTACTTGTCCATAAGTCAGCAACTAAATTAAACGGTGCATAGTTTAATTTATTAGCAGGTGGGTTTGCAAAATTATATAAGCTAAAATATTCAGCTACATTTGCTAACCTCCACCCTGTGGTAAATGAAGCAATTGTAAAAGCTAAACCTGCATCTATTGCTTGATTCCAAGTATAAGTTCCAACAGTTGGCATGGCTAAACGATACCATCCATTTACAGTAGTTCCATCATAAGTACTCCAGTCAATCACTATGTTATTAGGATATGTCTGGCCTCCTGATGTATCTGTAAACCTGTTTGTGTTTCCAAATGGGTTATGATTTTCTAATACTGCAAATGAAACAGTTCTACCTGCTTCAAGATCTCCATCATCACCAGTTCTATATGAAGTAGTTTGACCTGTTTTCATTAACGTAGCTCCAACAGGTGCAGGAGTGGCTGCTGGCTTTATGTCTATTCTTGTACTCATATTATCTACTTATTTCTTCCCAATCTACTGATGCATAAGCTCCTAATGTTCCTCCTGTAGCATCAATAGCCATTTCAATTACTATTTCAAAAGCTACTCCTGTAAAAGTATTTCTTTCAAGTTGGGTAGCAAACAAAGCTTCTTTTAATATATTAATACTAGGAGAACCTTGGTTAGATGAGTTTACATATCCTTGTGCTAATATTCTACCTCCAGCAGCAGATGTACCTGTTAAATTATACTCTACTGAAGAATCAGCTCCAGTGGTTGCCCAAGCTCCACCAGTTATAGTTGCTGCTTGAACTACTCTCCAAGCATAATTCTTACCATTACCTAATCCTAATAATGAAACAGCTGTAAGAATAGCAATAGCATCTAATCTGGTAGATTTTAATCTAAAGCCTACAATAGGATAATATGTTCCTGCTACAGCAAATGTACTTGGAGCAGTAATAGGAGTACCAATAGCTTGTTGTGCGCCTCTTAATTCATAACCTCCTTCAGATATAACAGTAGAACATACTTGTTTTAAAACACTTGGTCCTGCTGTTTTATCAAGATTAGTTATCTCATATCTCAATGGTAACGAAGCTGTGGTAATATAAGTAGAAGTAATTAAGTTAGCATGATTGAATCTATGACAAACTATAAACTTACCATCTATTACAAATCCTAATCTTACAGTTCCTTCTCCTAACCACTCTATATCCATAAAGAATATTTGAGCTTTAGTTATATCTAAAGTTACTCCAGATGGACCAAATCCATCTAACTTATCCGCATTCCAAGAAGATTGATCTACAATGCTCTCAGTTACTATACCTGTAACCGAACTTCTTTCTACAAAGCTTAATGTATTATCATTTAACTGAATATAGATACCGTTGTCTGTACCAAAATAACCTACTCTTTGTCTTAATCCTGCTTGAGCAGGAGACATTACAAATGTATTGAATACAAGCAAAGACTTTCCAGGTTGATAAGAAAATACTTTTGCTGTTTCTCTTATTACTTCAGATCCTAAAAGATCACTAACTTCTAAATTAACTAATCCTTCATTAGGACTAAATACAGCTGTACCACCAACAGCAGTAGCTGTATTCCACAAACCATTATCTCTGTATCTGTGAGAAGAATCAAATAGTGTTAAAGGTTGAGACACTCTTAACCTACCAAATGCATCAGCAAGCATAGGCTGATTATTTAGTATATTAAAATTTGATAATCCAGAAGTAGATATAATAGTACTCATTATATATAGTTAAATGCAATCAATAAAGAACCTCCTGATACTGTGCCTGTATCCCAATAAAAACGTGTTGGGTCATAATAGTTCATTATTCCATTAGCATCTAAATTAAGAGTTGTTCCAGGAGCTAAATCATAATAAACAGCACCACCATCTACAGATACTCTTGCAACAGCTGTTCCATTACTAGCAAAAGAAATAGATAATATTTGATTACCTGCATAAGCTATTAAATTTCCAGTTGGGTCTACAAGTGTTGTTGATGATAAAAGCCCTACTGCTATTTCACGTTCAGCTTGATTTTGACACAAAGTAACAGCTAATGAATCCTCACATTTTCTATAGCCTTGATATATAGGTACAGGATTACCATCTACGTCACTAGCACATATTTTAACACTATCTTCATCACAAGTTAATGGTTGTGATGCTTGAGTAAGAAGTTGTTGTAGTCCTTGTAGAACTTTCCACTGGAATGGTAAATTATTACCCTGGTTTCCAGTGTCTTTTAAATTTCCTATTGACATTGTTAATTAAGTTTAAGTAAGTACAACAATTTAAGTATTATTCCTTTTATTATGGAATAATAATAAAATGTACTTTAACTACATTATTTAATGCTGCACTTCCACCATTTGATAGAACTACTTTAAATGATCCTGCTGCAATATCAGAAACTCCTACTACTGGAATACCA